GTTAATCAAATCTAGCTGAAGAGGCTAGATACCGAGGTTACCCTCGGCTCCCTGTCCATGCCGTCGAAAAGCGGCTATGGAACCGTACCGTGTTAACACCCTACTAAGTAAGGCGTCCATGCGGTCCGTTCACTGTAAGATTGCTCAGCTAATGCTGAGTATCTCGGGAAATCTACTATGTCGTAGATTCCCGCAATCTTATCGTCCACGCTGAAAGGAAGGTTTTCCTTAACAGCTTCGTTATCGCGAAACACTTCTACACCCTCAGGGAGGGTGTCCTCTGGCAAGTACGAAGAGCGGCTTAATCGCTGCTTTTCTTTCGTAGTATACCAGTGGAGAAGTGCACCATACTCAGGCCGGCCGCCACTTGTGGAACGTCGTTGTAGACGCTTCATGGGTGGGAGACCGGTTACGAGGGAAGTTATTGACTCAACGTCAATGCCCCCGCGTAAAGAGTAGGGTATCGCCTTAGCCCATTTCTGATGAAAGGAGCACGCTTCTGAGTTCACAAAGAAACCCAAACCACGTCCGTCCCATTCTAAGAGACGGTTAAGGAGCCGGATAATATCCGTCTTCGATTTGACGGGTTCCCGTATAAAAAACGGGGAGACGTCCAAGGAGTTATGGTAATGCTTACCACAGCTCTCCCGAAACGGACCTGTCCAGTGCGACTTCTTGGTGTTAACCGTGAAGCCGACCCAATTAAAGATTTGGGTGAGGGCAGGTACCATAGAGGAAGAGCAGATGATATCATCACCATAAACCGATATCCGACCTTTCGTCGCAGTGATGCGAGCGATCGATCTAGTTAGAGCCCAAAAGATTAGGCTCTCTAATTCAAACGTAAAACCATTGCCCATCGATGAAAACATCTCTAGGTGATGTGTACTACCATCTGGTAGTAAAACGTTATGAGAACGGATATCGTCCAACAATGACCACCATTTAAAAGGCAACAGTTCGAAAACTAGTTGCTTCGAGATGGAGTCACTGGCAGAGGACAGGTCAACCGTGGCCAAACCGAGGTGCAGAGCATCTCGAGCAAGGTTTTGGTTGATGGTTTGGTCATTAAGATTAATACCAAACCGTAGGAGACGACTTCGAATGAAGTCTCCGGCTGCTCTCTGAAGGAACATATTGACCTCAGGCTCTTTACAAGCCACTCGGTCAATATGTGAACTCTTTGGAACAGTGAACAGCACTGACGACTCGACTAACTCAAGGGGCTGATCTTCTAGATGCGTGTTAAGCATCAATTGAGACCAGTGACCTCGAGCGAGCTCCGTCACATGTGCTGTACCGGTACACTTTGAGGCCGCGGCAGTTACGCTGCGACCGACTCGGGAACTGGCGCCATTGGTATGATTAGACCCAACAAACAAAAACGGGTCTGGCTCATCACCAATAACGTCACGGATGAACTTCCTGGTATAGGTAATAACCTGATCAGAAGTGGTCCAACCAAAATCGACATCTCCAATAAGGAGGCGCTGATTTGTTCTCGAGTTACGATCTTCTGTCGAGAGCCACTTTGCTAAGGCGGCTGAGGATCGTTCAT